GCTCAGATGGGGGTGATCTGAAGTGACTGACATGACAGCCCCCTTCAGGGAAGCTCTTCCAGGAGACATTAGCTCCTACAATCCGGACGGTGACATGTCTGCTCTGGAGTACTGTTTCGTCCAGCTGGACACCACAAGAGCCCGGACAGTACAGGCATTCTCAAACGGCCATCCGGTAGGCGTCCTGTGCAACAGGCCTACGGAAACCGCGACTTCCACCAACTTCTCAATCACCGCTCTGGTCCAGTGGAGAGGTAAAGCCCTCGTCAAGACTGGATCCAGTGGTCTGGCAGTAGGTGACCTGGTGAAGGTCGGTACTGGTGGTGTCGGCGACAAGGCCACGCCCACCAACAAGGATATCATCGTGGGACAGTGCGAAGTCGCTGCTGCTGCGGGGCTCCCGGCTACCGTGAGACTGTTCACGTACCAGGCGAACATTTGAGGTGATGATTCATGGATTACAAAGAAACTATAGCATCCCTGGCCCAGCAGGTAGTTAACAAGGGCCTGGACTATTCACAGATCCACGTGGCCCGGCTGGAGTCGGAGTGGTCTCTCGCCTACAGGCAGGAGCCTTCCAACTTCGTGGCCGACCAGTGGTTCCCTATGATATCGGTGAACCAGATAGCCGGTCTTTATCCCAAGTGGGCTATGGAGAACCACTTCACCAACAAGGCAGGTGAGTGGAGGCCCGGCAGCATCCCGCCCCAGGGAGAACTCAAGGTTGATACCCCCGGCTCGTATGTGTGCCGCAGGTATGCCTTCGAGATGCCCCTCATGGCCGATATCCCCTACGTGGCCGACCAGGGCTACCCCATCGAGCAGGCGACTACTAACATGGTTACTGACGTTCTCCAACTCAACAAAGAGCTGATCATCGCCAATAGCTATTTCAAGGAGTCTGTTTGGGGAATCGATGTCACTGGAACTGGCAGCGGTGAGACCTGGTCTCCCGGCGATATTACCACAGGCAAGACCATTCGCCAGTTCAACGACGCGGACAGCGACCCTCTGGGTGTCTTCAAGGATTCCAAGCTGGCTATCAAGAAGGCCTGTGGTCTGATGCCCAACACGATGGTCATAGGCGAGCAGGCCTATGAGGAGATGAGGATCAACAACCAGCTGATCAGTCTCTACAGGAACCCACAGGGTGCTGACAAGGTCCCCACCAAGCTGAACGAGCAGATGATAGCTCAGGCTCTGGACATCGATAACGTTCTGGTGGCTAAAGCCATGTACAACACCGCCGCTCCCGGTGATACTGTCGCGCTTGACTGGATATTCGGTAAGCACATCTGGCTGGGATACGTGACCTCCCCCGGACCTCTGACTACCCTAGCGGGCATGAACCTGTCCTTCAACGAACCTCTGGGTGGATTCGATACCGCCCTCTCTCAGGTCCCCGACCTGCACACCCACACAACCTATTACCAGGGCTTCCAGTGCTGGTGCCCGGTGGTAATGGCCAAAACTGCAGGCATGTTCATGAAGAACGTGGTAGCCTGAAGGCGGTAACGATGACTCGCTACAAAGTGGTGCGAGCATTCGAAAGGCATGATGGCAAAGCCCTGCGCAAGTTCACGCGGGGCTCTATCATCAGCCCGAAAGATGCCGCTAAGATGGCTGTCAGGCCCGAGACGAAGCGACAAAGTACCATTGAAGTCCTGATCAACTCAGGAGCTATAGTGGCTATACCCGAGGAGGTGACACCAATTGACTCATAGAGTAGACCGCATCTGGGGGCCAGTCAAGGCCGATAACCTGATGGCAGACAAGCTCTACGCCAACCAGGCTAAACTCATCTTCGATAAGACGGCGGGCAGCTATGTAATCGGAACCGTGCCCGGCAACAGCATCCTGGAGTACGCCGTGGTCAACATCGCCACAGGCTTTAACGACACGCTAACCCTCGGGGATGCTTCGGACCCGGATGCCTACATAGAGAACGACGACTTCCCCAAGACGGCAGGCATGCATGATCCTATCGCCCTGAACATCCCGTTCGCCACCGCCACCGCAATCAAGCTGGCGGTCGGTGCATCGACTACAGCCGGTGCCGGTACTATCTGGCTACTCTGGAGGCCACTGAAATGAGACGATTCATAGCTATCCTGTTGGTGCTCATGGCCTTCATGGGTGCCGCCAGTGCCGCATCTTCGGACGTGGCCGGAGTCTACAACAAGAACCTGGTGGGAGCTGTTATCACCATTCCCGCAGCCGAAACCAGCGACACCGACCAGATCGTGAACAACGCCAGCCTGAACTCGACCACCAACCTACTGATAAGGTCTACTGGTGTCGGATCTTCGAACTTCCTCGATGATCCGGATGTCCCCCGATGCCTCATAGTGACTCCATCAGGCGCAGTCACAACCGAGATCAAGTTCACCGGGTTGGACATCTCGGGAGCGGTCATTACCGAAAACCTGACCTTCTCAGCATCCTCCGATGCCCAGACCACGACTAAGGCATTCAAGAACGTGACACGGATCGATGCCACCACATCAGGCACCACTCGGACCGTAGATATCGGCACGGCTGACAAGCTAGCTCTGAACAAGAAGTTCGCAGTCAACCCAGTGGTCTATTGTTCAGTCAACGGTGCAAGAGAGGCCACGGCTCCTGCAGTAACGGTATCCTCAACGGTGTTGGCTCAGAACACCATCGACACCGCCACGGCACCGGGCGGGCATGTCACCAAGATCTGGGTGCTCTATTAGGAGGTAATCATGGCAATACAATTCTCGATACTGACGAGGAATGCGTTCCTCGATGCGCTGGAAACCTACGCAGGCACCAGCGCCGTATTGAAGATCAGGACGGGCGCGGCTCCGGCAGACTGTGATACAGCAGACGCTGGGACAGTCCTGGCAACTCTGAGCCTTCCATCTGACTGGATGGCCGCGGCAGCGAATGGCAGCAAGGCCAAGGCCGGAACCTGGGAAGACGCAAGCGCCGACGCAGCCGGCACAGCAGCCCATTGGAGACTCTACAAGTCCGATGGCACCACCTGTGTCGCACAGGGCACCATCACGGCGACGGGTGGCGGCGGCGACCTGACCCTGGTGAACACCAACATCGCAAAGGGCCAGCCAATCACCATCACCAGCTTTAACCTGACGGCACCGGGAGCATAGGGGGGTAGTGAAATGGCATACGACTATGTGGAGTTGAAAGACGCAAACGGAACCGCTTTTAAGGCCGCCTCCAAACAAGTGGAGGCCAGCCCGAATCAGGTCGATGCGTCTATCATCGTCCTAGACGCGGAGCGAACCGAGGATGTGGCCCATGTATCAAGCGATACGGGCCTGATGCTGCTGGCGGTCCGAAAGGATACCGCCGCTGCGCTGGCTGACACGGACGGAGATTACATCCCTCTCATAGTCGATGCCAATGGCCGCCTCCATGTTCTCGATCCCAACTCCGCCACAATAGCGGCCCTGTCCAAAGCCGAGGATGCGGCCCACAAAACAGGAGATCCTGGTATCCAGATCCTGGCGGTGCGAAAGGATACCGCTGAAGCCATAGCCGGAACTGCTGGAGACTATGCGCCGCTTGAGGTGGACGCCCTCGGCAGGTTGCATGTATCCTGTCATTTCGCCGAGGTCCTGGACTCCGGCAATGACTCCATCGATGTCGATAAGATGGGGAAAGGTTCTCGCATCACTGCTGCAACTCTTGGATTGAGTGCAGTAACGGCTACTACCACATCCAACGAAATCAATATGAGCAGCCATAATTATGTGGCGGTATTCATCACCGTGGCCGGAGCTTACAACTGGACTGTAAAGCTTCAGGGGGCTGCCAACAGCGGCGGAACCTTTATGGATCTGTATGATGGTGCTAATGCGTGCTCAGTTCAGCTCCAAGATACCACCAGGGTGATTATGTGGCCATGCGGTGCTCCGTACGCAAAGATTGTGGCAACTGAAGACACCGATGGCACGAGTTGTACTGTTGAGGTCGTGCCATTCAATAGGTGATTTTGAATGGCTGGAACTTGGAGTGCGGGGTCGAACGTCGGATATGCTACTTATCAGCCGAACGCAGGTGGAAGTCAAGCCAGTGCGTTTGCGGCGGGTGGTGGTGCTACTGCCAATGCCACATGTCGAGAATGGAATGGATCTGCTTGGAGTGCTGGTGGAAACCTCTTAAGCGTGATGTCGAGATGTGCATCAGGAGATGCTGGAAATGCTAGTGATGCCGTGGTTACTGGAGGTTATACTGGTTCGGTGGGCCTAAAAAATGCGATGACGTATAATGGCACAACATGGTCCTGGGTCGGTGATATGTCTGTGATCAGGTGGAGCCATAGTACATCTGGGGATTCGGCTGATGCGATCACTCTTGGTGGTGGCAACACCGGTGGGAAACTAGATTCAGTAGAATCATTCAATGGGTCCACCTGGGCGAATGCTGCCACATATACATTCGCCGTTTTATCACCGGCATCTGGTGGAGATAGTTCTGATGCTATTTCTACATGTGGATTGAACAGCACTACTTATCAGTCTACATGCGAAGTGTATAATGGGTCTTCATGGACAAATAAAAACAGTTTGTCCACAGCTCGTTATGAGCATGGTTGTGGTGGATGCTCTTCATACGCAGTTGCATTCGGTGGGCGTGGCCCGTCGATCATGAATAGTACTGAAGAATATGACGGCACCAGTTGGGCAACAGGTGGAAATTTAAACACCACCAGGAGATTAGTTAGCGGCGGGGCGAGTGCTACGGGATCGTCTGGTTCTGGAATTAGTATAGCTGGTTATACGACCAAGACAGTGCAAACCGTTGAAACTTATGCGTGGACGACATCGCTGGAAGAAATAACTAGAATATTATCTGAGAATAGACAAAGTTCTAGTGGCCGAATAACACGGTTCAAACCAAAATTACTATGGAGTCCGCCTACGGTATTGACCACCCCAACGTATGATGGAAGTGGTCAAACTGTTCATCCGTCTGTTGTTTATATTGATGGAGGTTTCGCCGGATACAAATATTGGATGGGTATAACACCATATCCGGGCGGTAATGACGATTATGAGAATCCGTCATTACTTGCATCAAATGATGGAATAACCTGGGAAGTTCCAAGCGGCATAACAAATCCGCTTGCTCCGATGCCAAGTCATCATAACTGCGATTGCTGTCTGGTTTGGGATAATGATGCATCTGTATTGTATTTATATTATGTAGAATATTTATCTTCTGGTGTAATAAATATATACAGATTTCCCATAACCGAAGATCCTTTGACAGTGGGCACTAAAGTATTGTGTACTCCAGATACGGCGGTTGGATGGTCGCCTTGTGTGTATCGTAATGGATCTGGCGATTGGGTAATGTGGTTTTTGGACAAAGATGTAAAACTTCAAAAATGGGTATCAACAGATGGGTTGGTATGGAGCGGCCAAACATTCCCGGAGTTTTACAATATTTCTGATGGATTAAGAACAAAAAATACACTAATCCCCTGGCACATCTCAGTGAATAAGTTTGGAGATAAATATATATTTTTAGTTTGTGCCTATCCCACGGGTGGGAACAATGGGCAAACTGATCTGTACTGGGCATATGCAGATTCTATGGATGCCCCTATCATGTTTGATACTGTCGCCATTTTGAATGAATTTACCGGATGGGGGAATGCACAAGTATATCTGAGTTGCCTCACAAAAATGGAGGATGACTCGTACCGGATGTATATTAGTGCGAGAACTACCAGTTGGGTATGGAGGACCGGTTATGCCGATGCTTCAATACACTGATAAGTTGCCCGCTGTAGTTGATTCTTCGGGGCTGTTTACTGAGGAACAGTCCCAGGATCTAGCCAGCCTCCGGGAAGAAATTTCTGAGGCATGGGACAATCAAGTGGTCTGGCGGACGTTCACAGAGGCCAACTTCTCGGTGCTGAACAATATCAAGTTTCCCACTCCAGCTTCAAAGTATCATCAAGCTACCAGGGAGCAGCTAGTTTTCTACGAACAGACCATCCTTCTATCATTTGACTACCGGGAAAAGCAAATCGACCTTGCCGAGACTCTGGAGAAGCTGGAGGGGTCCGAGGGCTACGAAAAACAGCGGCTGGAGGTCAAACGGGACAGACTCCTCTTCGAAATCGAGGGAATGAAAATCCAGGCCAAGGACCGTATAAGAGAACTTAAGATGTGGTCTGAGATAAAGAGCGGCCTGGATGATGGATCATTTGATACAAAGAACAAGGACACCGATGAGCTAATCCATCTCACGGTTAGGTATTGCCGGGAGGCGAGCCTGATCAAAGGTAAAACTAATGATATCGGGGCAGTGACAAATATCGTTGGGCAGGCTACAACCTGTCTGATGGAATGCAAGCGGCGCGGCATAACCGGACAGCTGCCTCCTGAATGTCATAAGGTATTGAGACAGATCAGAGATAGGTGATTATGTCTGCAATCTGGTTCTTCGGCTGGCCGACGACGGAAGAGGATTCTATCATCGAGGGAACGGCATCTATCACCATCCCCGCAGTCACCTGCGAAGCCGCCGGAACGGTAGAGGTCGAAGGCGAAGCCTCGGCCCAGATCGGTGCGGTAGGTCTGACTGCAGCCGGCACGGTGGAAATCGAGGGAGAAACAGCATCTCAGATTGGTGCTGTTGCCCTTACAGCCGCAGGAGCGCCACAGATCACGGGCGAGCTTTCGGCCAGCATTGGCAATATCTCCCTAGAGGGCGTCGGAGAGCTGCCCTTAATCGGCTCTATGGCTGCCCAGGTGGGCGAGGTCAGCCTTGCAGCGGCGGGCACATCTCCGATTACTGGCGCGGTCGATGCACAAATAGGCGCGGTCGTCTTAAGCGCTGCTGGAGAATCGGAGGGCACAACAGGTCAGGCCAATATCCAGATACCCGCAGTCACTTGTAATGCGGAAGGCACGGTCGGTATTACCGGCGAGACATCTCTTCAGATTGAACCAGCCACCCTGGAAGCCACCGGCGAGCTGCCCATATCCGGCGAGGCCGATATCCAAATCGGAGCCGTCACCTGCGAAGCAGAGGGGGGTTCTGGTGCTATTACCGGCGAAGCGAGCATCCAGATTCCAGCAGTGGGCATATCTGCAGAGGGATCTGTGGAGATCTCCGGCGAGGCCGATATCGACCTTCCGGCAGTTGGCCTGGAGGCTGTTGGTGATGTGCCTATCACCGGCCAGGCCGATATCCAGATCCCAGTAATTGCCATCGAAGCCGAAGGAAGCGCTGGGTCCACTACAGGTCAGGCCAATATCCAGATACCCGCAGTCACTTGTAATGCGGAAGGCACGGTCGGTATTACCGGCGAGACATCTCTTCAGATTGAACCAGCCACCCTGGAAGCCACCGGCGAGCTGCCCATATCCGGCGAGGCCGATATCCAAATCGGAGCCGTCACCTGCGAAGCAGAGGGGGGTTCTGGTGCTATTACCGGCGAAGCGAGCATCCAGATTCCAGCAGTGGGCATATCTGCAGAGGGATCTGTGGAGATCTCCGGCGAGGCCGATATCGACCTTCCGGCAGTTGGCCTGGAGGCTGTTGGTGATGTGCCTATCACCGGCCAGGCCGATATCCAGATCCCAGTAATTGCCATCGAAGCCGAAGGAAGCGCTGGGTCCACTACAGGTCAGGCCAATATCCAGATACCCGCAGTCACTTGTAATGCGGAAGGCACGGTCGGTATTACCGGCGAGACATCTCTGCAAGTTGCACCCATCACAATGGAGGCGGCGGGAAACGTCCCCATTTCTGGGGAGCTGGCAACTCAGATCGAGGCTGTGGCCCTGGAGGCTGCGGGTGAATTACCCATTTCGGGGCAGGCCGATATCCAGATCGGGCCGGTTGTTCTCGCGGCAGATGATAGTGGCGCAATCCAGGGCTCTGCAGATATCCAGATCGGTCCTGTCGACTGCAACGCCGAAGGCTCCCCAGTAATCACCGGGCAAGCCAATATTCAGGTTCCCGCGGTTACTGTGGAGGCAAACGGTGGAGCAGATGCCATCACAGGCTCGCTCAACCGTACCATCGGCGTTGTTACCCTGGAATCGGAGGGCACCGTCGAGATTGTAGGCACTGCCGATATAACAGTCGGTGATGTGGGTCTGGACAGTGCGCAGGTAATCGTCTTTGAGGCCGTGGTCGGGTCATCTCTGATCCAGCGAGCGGTACAGGGGAGATCCCTTATTGGTGAGGTAGCATGACGATATTCAAGGATCAGGTAGGGGTGTCGGTCACCCTCGACACCGGCATCTCGTTGTCGGGAGCCACACTGGTCCGCTTCAATGTGGTCCGGCCAGACGGCACGACGACCACCTGGGCGGCAACAGCCAGCAGCGATACAACACTGCAATACACCACACAGGAAGGGGAGCTATCACAGGCTGGCGTCTATCTGGTGATCGCCTACGTGGAGTTTCACGAGACCTCAAAGACTCCGGGTGATCCTTACGTCCTGGAGGTCCAGGAGACTGATTTCTCCATAGCCGCCTACACCAACAACCCGACGGGCAGGCCTATAGATGCGGTTCGCCTGGAGCTGGGCAAGGACCTCAGTCTCGCTCTACTCACGGACTCCGAGATCTCCTACAACCTGGCCAGAGCTCACAGCAATCCTCTCCTGGCAGCCGCTTTCTGCGCTGAGACCATCGCAGGCATGTACGCCGGCCTGGTCGACAAGTCGATGGGGAACTCTTCAGTATCCCTCTCACAAAAAAGTGAGGCTTGGAGAAAGAAGGCTATGGCCCTCCGAGCACAGGCCATGAGCCCCACGCTCACCCCGAGAGCGAGCAGCTCTGCATCGGGCGCGAGGAAATTCAGCCTGGGTCAGCATGACAACATAAGCGGCGGCAGCTACAGTATCACTGGATATATATGAGCGGAGAGTACTTCGCCGAGTTCAAGACGGGCGTGAACAACGCCTGGAAGGTTGAACTTGGCAATTGGATAGCTTTCTCCGGCGTGCCTCCCGTGGTACTGGCAGGGTCCATTCCAACGGTGCCCTTCCGGGTGGCTATCATAACCGAAGCCATAGCAGGGCATACGGATGTAGCCGGAATCGTGAAGGTGAACGACGAAGAGCTGACCTTCACCAGGGCAACCAGGCTGACCGCCGAGGAAGAGCTCACCTCCTGGCCCACTATCACAGTAACCGGCCTAGACTGCAAGATCACGGTCGAGTTGATCTCAGTCGATGGGGAATGCCTACAGAACGAGACGCTGGCGCCGATGGAGATCATATGCTTCCCCAAGACGCGCATCCTGAGAGACAGGAGCGGTTCGGGGTGGCAACAAACAAATTATGACATATGGAGCGAAGAGCCCCTAAACATCGGCGATCAGATCAGGTTCTTCGATCCTCATCAGAACGGTCAAACAATCGACATTTACGTAAAAAATGTAGACAGTGCGGTAGACCTGGAGCTGGACAATACACAGCCTTTCAGGGTCTATAATTGCGCATAATTCGCTCATTATTATAAACCATCATCCGGGCCGCTAAGTATTGCTTTTGCGGTCCAAGTATTACTCTTAAGGAACGTCATGAAAGACGATTAAGATCTAGGAGAATTTACATGGCTCAACTGTACGGAAAGAAAACATCCGATGGCCTGCCAAGTCCACGAAGAAGACGGCCAAAAAATCTAAATGAGGTAATTTCGTGAAAATAGATCCTACCAAAGTGTGGTGGCTCATCATCGTCCTTCTGCCGCTCGTTTCTGTCGGTGCATGTAT